CGACCTGTCATTCTGTTGTACAACAACCTACATGCTAACCCAGTCAGTCCACTGAATCGATTCTTGAGGATACGCACATAGGTAGTGTTCCTCTCCATCGCATCAGTATGCTGTCCATTACGCTCTAAACCAATCACCATGTCACTGAGCTGAGCGATTGCACCTGACCCCCTTAGCTGTGCCAATGAAGTCGCTGCGCCCTCCTCATGCCCCTTAGATTCAGGACGCTTAAGGTGAGATACCACGAACAAACTAATGCCTGTCTCCTGCACCAGCATGCGAAGCTTAGTCATGATCTCATCGATTGCTTTACGCTCGTCTCCCGACTCCTGAGCACTTACGATAATACTAACATGATCAACGAAAACATACTTACAATCAAGCCCCCTAGCCATAAACCGCACACGATTGACAATGTTATCAACGGAAGTGCTACCAAAATGATCAAACAAATAAAGCCGATCTGTACCAAGTGTTCTGTTAAACGCATCTTTTATATCCTCATCTGTTGCCTCACAATCGGGTAGATGTAAGGGTTTGTTTGCTGCCAATGCCATCAATGATTTTGCTGTCTTCTTAACCGACTCCTCCAAGAACATGAGTCCAATGTTATCTTCTGTCTTACTGAGGATCTGCCATACAATCTCCCGTAAGAACTGAGACTTACCTAGTCCTGATCCTGCAGTCACCGTCACCAGCTCACCTAGTCTGATACCGTAGGTTAGATCATTGATCCCTTCGTAGGGATACATCACCTCTGCCTTCTCCTCTGCCTGATTGACTAGATCCCACAGCGTAGACCCTGAGACAATCCCATCGGGTACATACTTCTCTGCATTCCACCATGTATCCACGAACTCCTTCGTCTTACTGGTAGACAAGTAGTCACACGCATCCTTGAGATCCTTGGTAGGGTACTTGAATATGTGCGCCTTAGCACCAAACAATTCAGCTACCTGATTAGCTGCTTGGATTCCTGGATCATCGTTGTCAAAGCAGATTACAATCTTCTCAAAGCTATCAAGATACTCGTAGCTAGCACGACAATCCTTCAATGCTGCTGACGCACCGTTACGCACAGACACCACTGGAAACCGTGAGCCTGTCAGTTGATAGACTGCCAAGGCATCGAACTCACCCTCGGTAATCGTGATAGCCCTGCCACCTGGAGTAAACTTCTGCTGACCGAACATGGTCGCACTCTTCCAGTCACCCTGTACACTGAACTGCTTCTCAGTCATAGAGCGAGTCTTAGCAGCTACAGTCTTCCCTGCTGCATCGCAATATGGAAAGTAGTAATTCTTACCGTCAGAACCTGCACCAAAGAAGTGCATAGTTGCTTTACTAATACCACGCTCTGCAACATGGACTGCCTCTGTGTTTTTAAATACCTCTAGGACTTGCATAGAGCCTCTCTGTTGAGTTTGTTTATCTAGGTAGATACCTAGCCCTTCCATGTCGTCCATCGTCGCTCTAGGGGCTGCTATACGGGTGTGACACACATGGCAAAACTGGTGACCGTCGTCGTATAGTGAGTTCGCATCACTAGACCCACAATTATTACATGGTATATGCTTTAAGAAGTTACTCTCGTTTAGGCTACCCAAGGTAATTCCTCCTGACTTTCCTGCCTCTGCATCCGTAAGTGATAGCATGCATAGATATCATCCATCACTTTGTCTACACCGTACAATTGAATGAAGTCTACTGCATCCTGGATCATGAAGTGGTAGACCATCTCTTCATCGTGTTTATTGCAACTCATGTTGTTCACCTTATTAGTTAACTACTTAGATACTTATATAAAAAACAATAATATATAAATCTACTTAAGACTACTTAGTATAACTACTTAGTAATAGTATAGCAGACATCTTGCTTGTTGTCAATAACTTTCTTCATCGTAATCGTCTTCTTCATAGTCATCTTCATTGCCATCGTATAAGTCGTACCGTTCAACGCTAAGTAAGTCATCACTAACAGTAGAGTAACACTTGTTACACATGTCTAAGTATTCTCCCGTTGTTGCATGCTTACGGGTAGACTCAAAGTCATTCAGGTTTTTATCACAACATTGACATCTCATAATATGGAATCTCCTAGTACTGTATACGCTTTAATGAATCGATTGTCTTTTAACTTCTGTTTAAATACTTTAATTGTCTCTATCCGTAGGGATCTGTCTAGAGATAAGAACTTCTCTGCCTCTTCCTTATAACTAAAGATCCTGATAACACTACCGTCTGTCTCTATAATCTTATATAACTTCATATCGTTCCCCTAGCTAAACCAATCAGCACATGTATTGTAAAGTATATTGCAGTAAATGTCAAGAGCCACCGTATAAACTTATTCTGATTCATCAATCTCTCCCAACATAGTAAGCAAGCACTAACCAAAATATAACTACGCACCAGTATACACTCATTTATCGTAGTCACCAGCAATGAATTGATCCGTAGTAATCCCACGTTTACGAGCCTCTTGAGTAATCCATACGGCTTCATCAACGTGCTCTTGATACTTAGCCCTTACCGCTGGATCTTCTGCCTCTACAGCCCCGCATGGTAGCTTGTTGCGTCCCACTCGATTAGCCTCATGAATTCCTGCTAGTGCCTTGTGTAAGTAACTCATAACTTAATCCTTTCGCATATCAAAATTAAAAATGCAATCAACTCATCAGGAGTATATTCCCTCTGATACTGTGTGCAGCGTTTAGTTCCCTTTACATTACCAGCAATCGATCTATCTGTAGTGTTCATATTTTTAGGAGGTAGTGGCGGTAAATCTTCTATCTTTATACCACAAATATATAGTTTAGTCATCTTGTGGGCAACATGACCAAAGTCAAACTGGTCAATCAGTAAAGTAAATCCTCCATAAGAATCATACCCTTGCCCCATCTCAGGTAACCCAGCTTCCTTCCATAGTCTGCTGCCTTTAGGATGTTCCAGTACTCCTCCATTTTCCCTTACCTTATCCAAAGCAAACCAAGCCAAATCCTTCTCATCTGGTCGAGGGTTTGCCATGTGGGAAAGCATTCCCCACGCTCGGCATGGAGGATGAGCAATAACAGGGTACTCGGCAGCATATCCTCTAGCATCTCGGTTTATATCGTACACGTCAAACAGACCAGGGAAATCCTTATATCTGCTATCAGTTCGAGCAAACAATACGGCTATCATTGATTGTACTCCTTCGCTTGATTTAAAAAACTCTCCACTGAATCCATTTCAGACTTAGTGAATACACACCTATACTTGTTCTCTGTAATCATAATTTCATCGGCATAAGTCCGAGCCTCTTGATAAGTCTTAAACCCCTTACCATCTACATAAAATTGAAAATCTTCCATCTTGAAAGCCTCCCATATAATTTAATCTACCTTGAAAAACCATTTCACATATGACCTTGGATTAGGCACTTGGTTATCATACCATACCCCATCAATTAAAGCAAGCGCATGCCTAGACTTGATAACGTAGTACTTACCCTTCGGATACTGTTTAGCAAAATTAGCTAGTGACATCTTGATTTTAACAGGCATTGACGATCTAGTTTTTATCCACTTATCAATAGGTATATCTGCTTCCTTCTGCCATCTCAGAGTGTTTAAAACCTCCGTAATCATGCGTACACTTGCTCCCCTACCTCCTACCCTACCGTAAGAATTAAACGTCCTATAGACCTCATAATAGGGCTTGTTTAAAACTATACTCATGGCATTCAAAGCACAATTATTACGATCGCTTAGGGTTATATCCGCCAATTGTTTAACGTATTCCATTATCGTACCCTTTTTTATTTAATTCCCTAGCGATATCATCCCCGCTTATATTTTTAATCCATCCTGAGCCGTACCATGTACCCATTCTATTATATTCATGATGGGTATTATAGTTTATATCTAAGCAATTTTCACCCCATGATACGCTTATGGCTTTATTACCATTACCTATTGAATTCACAATGCACCCCATGATTTGCTTTTTACTTGGTTTACGATTGTGAAATACGTATTCATCTACTAGATATAAGGTGCTCATAATTCCTCCACAATGTTTAGATCTTCAGCAATCCATGCCATCTCGGTGCAGATATCGCTCCACTCGTTATCGTATTCCTCCACCCCTTCAGGGATACCGTTTTCCCTATAAAAGTGTAAGGCATTCCAAATTAGTTCCAAGTTAATTTTACTCATTTTTAAACCCTCCAATTATTTGATTGATTGAATCTTAATTACTTTTGCCATCTTAACACCATGCGCCTTGTAAGCGATAACAGAAACGCTCTTATCGTAACACGCTCTGCAGCCGTTGCACTTGCCTTCATGCTGATAAGCTTTACATTCAAAAGCTGCCGTAGGTACTTGTTCACTAAAAATAGTGCTAGTGGTTTGCCCTTGAATGGTTTCACCGTTAACGCTATCACTAGAAAAGCGCACCACTACATTAGACAATACCTGCATTTCACTAATAACCCGCTTAAACTTATCAAACTTATACATTCTAGTCGGTAACCAGTGACTAACCCAAGGTGTATGTAGCATTACCTTACGAATTTTCTCAGCTAGTTTGAGATCATACATATCTCCACTATCAAACCATCTGAAGTATCTAGAATTCTCTAGAGCCATCACCATATCACTAACCCATGAATCTCGTTTCCAATCCTCCCTATTAAATTCTCTAGGTGCTTTCACGTTAGGGAATCGATAGTTCCCTGTTGTTGCGTAGCACCCTTGACAAGCGGGAACTAATCCGCCCTTACCGTCGCTAGATCCTGGGCAGGTATCAATCGCCTGAAGTGACCAAGATAGAATGCCGTCTAGTTTACTTGTTTTAGATAATTTAATCATTTTATGCCATCTCCTTAGATTCAATAATTTCCATTGATTCGTTGACAATCGTCCTATTGTGATTCTTAAAACAATTCTTTACAATTTCAAGATATAAATTCTTTTCTAATTTTTCAAGATACTCAGCGGATACTTCGATATCTATTTCCATGTGAATTTTAATTTTATGCTTCATGATTAAACCCCTTATAAATATTGATGATGGATATAAATGTCTGCCTCTAGTGGCATTTGACGTTTGCAGACTGTCCCGCCATATCCATATTTGGATTCACTTCTAGATGGATTGTAAGGTAACAATGGCTTACGATATTTGACAGTAACTACGGGTAATTTTTTAGTGCCTCTAGCTTTCAATACTTTACGTTTTAAAGATACCCCTTTTTTGAGTACCTCTAAAGATCCGATATCTTCCTTATCATCTAATTGAATAGTGCATAAGTACGCTTTAGATTTTGCATTCTTTTTGTATGGCATTTTAAAACCCTCCCGTTGTTAAGACGTAAACTACTAATGGAATTGTAAAGCACAATAAACCTAGTATAAAACCTTGTAATATCTTGATCATTTTTTCCCCGACTGTTTAGCTAAGTTCAACTCTATTTCAAAATACTCTTGATCTACATTAGAATTGCTATTCTTAACTGTTTCAAAGTGATTGTATAAGATATCCCGCAATTCATTCTGTACTTGTGAATTAGTGAGACTATCCATATAGTGATTAACTATTGTTTTAACGTCACTCATTTTAAACCCCTTCTTAACTTGTTTTGATAACTCTATTGTCTACACTTTTTAGACTATTTTCTTGACCTAGATCAAGATTCTGAAAAGTATTTTATGCTCCAAAACCCTGGGCTGTATATCCATACAGTATCCTGGAATTGATAATCATTCTCATTTAATAGTTAACTCTTATATAAGACATAAGATATATTACATAATACTGAATGAGAACTATTCTCAAATACAATTGCCTAGCCTAACTCATTAGATCTAGTCATAGGATTGTGTCTGCCTAGTATGTGCCTAGTATCTGAATAATGCTCTAGAGTGTGGTTGACTTATCCCTACACTCAGCAGATTGACTACACAATTACTAATTAGCTAACTCAATAGCATAGGGGGAGGGGGCTTAGTGGCTTTGTATTTAATTATGATGCCTCTCAAACACCTAAAAAGGAGAATTAAGACTGCCTAATAATTAAGCAAACTGCCTAATATTTAAGCAGATATCCAGGTAGGAATATGTTCAATGTAATCAATGGCTTATAATAAAAGAAGATAGCTACTGATGTCTATATTTTAAAAGAAGATAAAGATAGACTGCGGAACATGTGCTAGCTTGTCTCACCAGACCCGCATAGTCCTCCCTATAGAGGGGTTCATAACTCAGCTTCCCTATACCCCTGGAGATGTGCATCGAAGACAACAAAGAAGATAAGTAAAATAAAGCTTGACAAATCTAAGAAGTTATGGTATAATAGTTGTACTAAGAAGAAGACTAAGAGCAAACTAGGTAAAAAACAAAAAGAACCAAAACTACTTAAGACTACTTAGTAAACTAATTAGTAGAAATTCATTTATTAATTGTTCTCTGCGTTAGCAGGTAAAGGATATATGTCTCAAGATTTACAGGATTTGTCTCCTATTAAGGTGGATGTCTTAGAACCAGCACCTGCTCGTAGGAGAGGTCGTCCTCCTAAATCACTTGTGCAGAGCAAGAAGAAAAGAAACAAGGTAGGCAGACCAGTAGGTGATGCAGGACGAATCCAAGAGTTTAAAGCTAGATTATTATCAACGAGTGGTACAAAAGTAATTGATACTGTACTGC